ACCAGAATGCCAGACCGCACAGCAGTCATTCACTAATTTTCCATACATAAAACTCAGAAAAGACAATAAGCCATTTCTTACAAAACTCCATGGATTGTTTTAATTCTTTTTAATACTCTGTAGATACTATTTTGCAAGTGCTTTTCTTTCGGATTTATAATCCTACACTGTCTTGGGGATATAGCAGTAACCCTTCAAATACTTCAACAAACACTGAAGACAGTCCAACATTTATCTTCGACGTATACTTACAACTCAAGGAAGTAATGGCGTATCACGTATCTTGCCTTAGTGATACTATTTTTGTTATTCTCTCTTTAACGCAGAGAATACGAACATCATCACGTTTATGGTTGAGAGATACCTATTATCCGTGATGTTTATGGGATCAAGTCGCTAGAGTAGTTGCGACAGTGCTATTATTTTTCTTGTGCCAACACCAGGCAGCGCCTCATCGTTCGGCAATTTATTAATCGGATAGCCGTATAACCGATACTCTCTGTTGATTTAGCTATTCCAGTCGCAAGGATGTTACGGTATCCAACCGTTAGAATCTTACACTGTTCAAGACAGAAGCCTTTATTCAAGGATTTTTAGCATTGACTCTCGCCAATATCCTGGAATGTATTTGAAGTCCAACATTTTACTGCCTGTTATCTTGCGCACTGGCCGACAATATGGCGTTGGACAGATCCTCCTAAGTTGTTATTCTCTAAAATTCCGCAAATATACGGCATTTTATGGAAATGTTTTGACAGAATATGTCGTGAATAATATAATAGAGTAGACAAGCAGATTTCCATCATTTTGATTTAGGCTAGATCGAGATGGTCAATAGGCGGTTCTGAGTCACGTCTGAATGGTGACATTCAGTTTAACATAGATATCCTCGTGACAGCATGTAGGAAATACTTACGAAGGAGGATACGAAGTAGTGACTTTAAGTGTTTTTATTATTACTATTGTTTACGGAACAGTTAGTAGTGTATTGGCTACTTACATAGTACGTTACATTGATAAGAAGACACAAAAATGACCGCCCTCGCTAAAGTCCGGTCATTAATGTGTTAAGTATTTAATTTATTTAGCCGTTTCTGATTGTATTTGGCTCAAACCGTCTAACGGAAATTTGCTTGTTTGTTTTTTACATGTAATATGTTAACACAGATATGTGGAAATATCAAGACAGAAAAGTTAGAAGAGTTAAATCTTGCCTTCCTCTTTAGCCTCTTTAACAAGTTCCTGTTGTTTTACCTTTAAAAGTTTTAATTTATCTCTTAATTCTGATTTTGAAACAGGCTTAATATACGAGGCCTGTGTTACCGCACTTGATTTGTGATTTGCCCACTGCGCAGCAAGATTTAGATCACCTGTATCTTCATAAATTTTATTTATAGCCGTTTTTCTCATACAATGAGTATGAAAGTCTTCTAGTCCAATAATTTCACCAAATTTTTTCATTCGCTCATAAATCATATTTTTTGTCCATGGTTTCCATTCATCATTATATTTATGAATAAACAGAGCATCGCATTCAAGGTGATCATAATCATCTTTCCGCATGGATAACCATGTTTCAATCATATCTTTACATGTATCATCGAATGACACTTCCACTCGATAACCCTCTTTTTCACGAATACCTTCAAATACCATATTATCCAAATCAAGAGACGAAATTGTAAGTCTTTCTAATGCACCTAATCTATTAGCAGAAAAGAGAGATACTTCAAACAATAATTGATCTTGGATAGTCCATTTATTATTTTCTGTTTTGTATAAATCTGCTCGAATATTGGTAATCTGTTCATTAGTTAAAAAATAATGATTTAGAATTTGTTCCTCACTTGCCTTCTTCATTCTATCTAATTTTCCATCAAATGGATGATATTTAATAAAACCACGTTTCATAGACCAGATAAAAAATGAACTCACGGCAGATATTTTCATATTAATTATTTTTTTATGATTTTGAAGAGTTTCCTGACAAAATGCCATATATGCTTCCATGATATCAACAGCATTTTCCATGAAGTCATCAGAATACAAATCTATTTCGCCATAATTTTCACCTAGCCACATAAGAAAGTGACGGAATAATCCTTCATATCTTTTATAAGTAGTATCTTTAACATCTCTGTTTTTTATGATGTTAGATTGTAAATATTTTTGATACTTCTTCCAGTTCTCTTCATAGATATATTTTTCTTTATCAGGAGTAAAATATTTCACTCTCGTAATTTTTTCTCTTGACAATATTTTGTCCTCCTTTCATTCAAAAATAAAAAAGAGCAGTAGTAAAACTAAACTACTTCTCCATAATCAATAACATTTCTTCCCCATTTAATTTCACTAGAATATTTTAATTCGCCTAATTTAGAAACTGAATTCCAATCAATATTATTTTTAATAAATGACTCAATATTTTTGCGAAGATCAATTGAATCATTGTTCAAAATATTATAAGTATTTTCTTTTGTTAAATCACATGGGAATAATATGTAATAATTTAAATTATTATTTTTAAGCATAGACTGTTTTTGGGATAATTTTATGCGATAATTTTCTTTTGATTTGCTATTCAATATAGATTTATTAGAAAAGAAATATGTTTTATATGCTTCTATAACTCCAGCTATTTCTATGTAGATATCATGATTTTTTACATGTATTAAATAATCACAATTCATATTTTGTGTATAGCCAGGAATGAATTCGGAATATTTTACATCTCTTATATAATCAGTTCCATATCTTAGTCCATAATCTCGTAAATATTTTGAAAATATATATTCAAATTGACTTGTGACACGTTCACCATCATCAAAATCAAATATAATACCTCTACCACATTTACCAAGAGATATATTTTTCTTAGACAGTAAATCTTGTAGAGAACTGTTATAATACTTTCTGGCTGTTCTTTGTAACGAAACTGTATTCAACCATGCATGATTATTATCTATTTCTGATGTTGTTATAAAATTTCTACCATCTTTTATTACATGATCAATAATTTCAGTTAACATAGTATCAAATTGAATTTTTGATAACGATCTATCCAGCATAGATTCTTGAATTATTTCTAATCCCAATTCACGTTTCATGTTATTAATTGTGCCCCAATAATATTTAATTGCTTTTATTGGAGGATGGTAACAACCTACGCCTCTAAAATCATCATACATTAAAGGTCTTCCTAATTTTGATTGCATTTTGTAAATTAGATTTATCATTTTCCCTTTTGACGGTAATTTACCTTTTGCAACAAAACCACACCAATCAATAAATTCCGCCCAAGATGTAACATTTTTGTCAGGACAATTTACAACAAACCATCTAGCGTCTGGTAGGTTATATGGTTGCTTTCTTAACATAGGATGCGAAATGGGTTTTCCTAATTTTTCACTTTTCTCAATATAATCCTTTACATATAAATCATATTTCTCTATATCGAATTTTCTAGGTTTTGATTTTTCAATAGCCATAATATAAACTTCTCCTTTCCATTTTTATTAAAAGAAAAGGAGAGTGGTTGGTAATTATCCAACAAACTCTCCATTAATTAGTGCGATAGGAACATGCCCTATACATGCGTTTCACTAACAGAGGTAGAGATAAGCAACCGCTTGTAATTCTCTTTATCAATCTAACTGATTGACCTATATATTTATTCTCCGCTTCATATAAAGTTCGTTGCCAACTGTATTTTTCTCCATACTTGGCTTTTAGCCATTCCAGTGATTGTCTCTTACATTTCTGCAAATCGTAACTGGCATCTCCCAATCAATATATAAAACTTCAAATAAGTGGACAGGGTTGGACTCGAACCAACGTAGACCCAAAAAGTCGGCGGATTTACAGTCCGCTGCAATTGCCACTATGCGACTTGTCCATAAAAGTGCATATGCTGTGACACATATACACCATAGAAGAAAGGCTTGGTGATGGGTGTAGGTGGATTTGAACCACCGACTCTTGATTTAAAAGACCAATACTCTATCCAACTGAGTTATACACCCAAAGTGTGTAGTCTAAACCACACACTCATATTTATTACCAGTCAAATAAATGACGGTATTCGTTCATAATATCCGCAAATTCATTATATTTCTGTCTTGCTTCATCAAACGCATCACACACTCTGTCAATAGCTTTATCATATTCTTCTTTGGAAACTTCATTTCCATTAACATGATATGAAACACTGGTTTCAGGACGGTTTACACAGTGATCACATTCACACATACACTCATAATCATCTTCATCCTCTTCACCAACAGATACTTCGAAAATAGCTCCACTATCCAGATGTTTCAAAGCAGTAGAAGAACAGTTGTCCATTACATAAATAATAGCTGAATCATCATCAAGATATCCATTTTCTCTCTTCATTGGCTCACACCAGATATCAGATCCATTTACATTACATAGAGAAATAACATACTCATCTTCGTATTCACCGTATTCAGGGATCTTAATCTGAATTTCCTCGATTTTATAACCGCACTGAATCAGATTCTCAATAATTTCTGTCGCTTCTGCATACTTAGCAATAATAGCAACGTCATTTCCTTCATCATTATCCTTGATGGCATCGTAATTATCAGTGACTTCAATGACAAAATCTTCAAAGTCATCAAAATGTAACTTTTCCAATATAATCACCACCAGTCAAATTAAGCGTTCTTAACAGCATCCTTAAATGCTTTACCAGCCTTGAACTTAGGAGCCTTGGAAGCAGGTAACTTCATGGGCTTGCCAGTCAGAGGATTTCTTCCATCTCTAGCAGCTCTCTCAACAGCCTCAAAAGTACCAAAACCAACCAGCTGTACCTTACCACCGGCTACAACTTCATCCTGAATAGCCTTAAGTACACCTTCTACAATAATACCAAGATCCTTCTTGGTTACTTCGATTTCAATATTCTCCTGAGTCTTTGCGATTAATTCTGTCTTGTTCATTTAATTATTCTCCTTTTTTCCTAAAATTTATTTTATATTTTTCGGCAGTTTTGTTTTGCCTTTTTCGAGTATTTTGTTTTATGTTTTTCGGCAAAATTTTATAATATTGCCGAAATAATAAAGAGAGCAGTAGCGAACTGCTCCCAATATGGCTTCGTCAGCCAAAATTAACCATAGGTTATTTCCATTTATTAATTGCCAGTTGGAGTCTGGACTGTTTTATATTATACTAATTCTCGATGACTGATGACCTTTTATGATATGTTTCACTGGAATACATAGTTTCACCGATGCGGTGAAAGTGTCACTATGAATGAAATTAGTATTTAGTCTAATTCAATAGGGTAGCAACATTTAATACCTCTATTATTCACAACTAATACGGTCTGCGATGGCTTTCCAGTTAATCTCTTTTGGCGTGTATACTCATCACCACTGCCTCCAAGACTGCCGGATTGCACTACCTTAATTCCAGATACATCTGTCATTGCAGGAAAGTGTTTATGTCCACATAATACACAATATGGAGTAAATTTCGCCCATAATGCAAGCTTTGCAATAGACGCATCACTCATAGTGTCGAAATCACCATGGACACCGAAATATGATTTATCTCTAATAAAGAAAATAGACATAGTATCATCTATGTCTTCATCATATACAGTAACGTTGTCTGCATTTTTCAACATAGACTTAATGAACCATATAATAAGAGAGTCTAAACGTTCTCCTAAAAGAGCATCTTCCTTTTTCTCTTTGATTCTGCTATGATTACCTGAAACTCCTCGTACTTCAACATTATTAAAATGTTTGCCAAGCTCATATACGAAATCTGAGATATATTCACAAGCAAGTTTTACCTGCTCAATTACATTCTCTTTATTTGTAACAGAAATCGTCGAATGGATGTTGCCACTGATGAGATCTCCTAACAATAACACAACACAATTTTCAGCAGAGTGTATTTTTTGAATATCAACAATTTCAGACAAATACTGATTTAACCTATCTTTTGCGATTTTAGAATCATAACAACCATCATAACTATAATATGAAGCTCCTAAATGCAAATCAGATAAACATACGATCATATCATTGTCACTATATTTAATAAAAGGACTCTTATCATATGTAATGTATCTAGTATCGGCAATACTATTAAGCATATTATCAATCTTTTCGATTGTTGTCTCTAGCCTAGATTCTTCTCGAAGTCTACGATTAATATCAAGACGTTCATCATATAACTTGCGTTTTTCTTTCTGTATTTCTTGCTTTTCTAAACGTAACTTTTTGAAATACTCATCATCAGCTTCATTTAAGTTCTTACTCTGAGTATTTTTCCATTTATAATAATCAGATACGAAAGCCGAGCCAATGAGAGGAGGCTGTGAGCCTTTTCTGATCGTGTCAGGGTTAAAGTCTAAATTATACCTCTGACAAATTTCAGACCAATCATCGTCACTGATTTTGTTTACTTTATTAGAACAGTCTTGAAGCAACCGTTCATACTTTTCAGGTGTCAAATTGTATTTATTTAATGTCTCTTCAATATTAAACAATTATTCACCAACTCTCTATTCTTCGTCAGAAGATTCAGTAGGCTCATCGAGTTCATTTTCCTCTTTTACCTTTACATTAATCTCAACACCGCCTCCATTAAATACAGATAATAGCGTAGATAACTTCTTTGTTTCACCATCCACATCAATCGTCATATTATCAGTATCAATGATTCCTGCAATCTTCATAGAAGTCTGCTTGGTTTCCTTAAAAACAAAATTTGCCATTTCTTTTTCTCCTTTTTTCTCCAATAAAATAGGAGAGTAGTTTAACTCTCCTTAAATAATTAAAGTTAGATCAGTGATAACCTCGTCGATGACACCATACTTTAACAGTTCATCACTAGATAAATACCAATCTTTATTCCTATTTTTATTAAAAGTCTTTTCGTCGATAGTAGTATTATCAAGAATATAAGACTTCATTTGTTCAATTTGTTTCTTATAATTTTTCTGTGCTTCCTCGATCTGCTCTGCCGTGCCTTGGAATGCAGCGGATCCACTATGTACAAGCATAGAAGTATGAGAAAACGCATAACGTTTCTTCCCTGATAGGAAGATTAAAAAACCTGCCGACATTGCAACACCCATTCCAATTGTAATAATTGGAATTCTGCTTGATTTAACCAAATCACAGAAAAAGAGAGCCTGTTCTATATCTCCCCCATAACTATGAATAAATAGACGAATCGGATCAGGACTTTCGACATCCTTTTCCTCGATATTCATTTGGATAATTATCTTTGCAAGCTCGACAAGAGAATAATCTTCATCGATTTCATAATCAATGTAGAATGTTCTATCCTTTCTACTTTTCCAGTAGGTATATTCTTCAGGAGACGGTAATTGATCTTCTTTTATACCGCCAACTAAAGGTATTTCCAATAATTCCATAGGCATTTTGCCTCGTTCTTTCTATAGATTTCTCATAATGAGATTTTTGTGCCATTATTAACGGCAACAACTTTTGTAGATTTTAAACAATCGAAAATTGCCTCTTCAAGATCATGTTTGAATTCAATTTTATTTGAATCTCCATGTACAAGATATATTTTTTCACAGTTAATAGACTTATAATAATTAATCATATCAATTCTCTGCATATGGCTTGAAAAAGATTTGAGATCATATATCTGTGCATTATTTTTATATGGCTTCCCATTAATATTGATAGTTTTATTGTCTTTATTGTGCTTGATCTTCCAGGCTAAAGTATCTTCGCCTGAGTAGCCCATAAATAAAATACAATCGTTCTCATGTGGCAAAATACTTTGAGTCCACTTCACACTACGCCCAGCTGTTAACATTCCAGAGCTACTCAATATGACTTTTGCTTCTTTGTCAGAAATAGCTGCTTTGCTGTCTTCTGGCGTAATAACTCTTCTTATATTTTTCCATGACATCATCTCATCAAATAATTCTTTTCTATCATCTTCGAGAATAGAAGAGTAGCAATCTAATAATCTGTTTGCTAATGGACTGTCTACCAGAATAGGTACTTTAAAATTTTCATCTTTTCCAAATAGTGAATATAAAATCCATAAAATATATGGAGTTCTATCAAGAGAGAATGACGGAATTAAAACACGATTGTTATTATCTACGCAATACTGTTCTACAACAGATTTGATCTTTTCAATGTCTTTTTTATAAGTCTCTTTGGTACACTGTCGATCTTTACTTGAATACGTACATTCCATTATTGCTATATTACAAGAAGAAATAGGCTTAAAATTTTCTACAAAAACCCTGGTATCCTGCGTTGCTATATTTCCTAAATCGCTAGAAAATAATATTTTTCTAGTATGAGAACCACCATTTATATATACTTCACATTGCTTAGAAAGAAGAATATGTCCTGCATCCGTATATCTAATTGCTAACTCATCTGATAGTTTTACAATATTGTCAGATTCTATTTCTTGTACATAATCTAGTGTTTTATATACAATGTCTTCAGTATAAAATGGTTCATAGTTTCTATCATCTTTAATATTTAAGACTTCTACATCTCTACAATTAATAAAACTACTATCTAACCACATTTCTTTTAATATTGCAGTAGATCCTTTTGGAACAATGATTTTTGCATTACATTTTCCTCTTGCATATAATGTTGGAATCATGCCAATATGGTCTTGGTGGCAATGTCCAATTATTATGTATTCAATTTCTTGCGGTTTGATTTTCTGTACAAATTTCATATTAGCTCTATAATTTTCAAGAACTGTATGCTCTCCTTGAATCATTCCACATTCAAAAAGGTAGCAATGTTCAGAAGTTTTAATCCGTGTACAGGATCCTGTCACTCCTTCTGCATTACCACCAATAATCTCAATATTTACTTCATGCTTTTTCTTTGCGATGATCAGACACCGCCTTTCATATAGATTTCGTTACTTAACGATAGTAGAAGAGCGCATTTCCCTTAAATTTCTCATATTATTCTTAGTCTCTGCTAGATAATATGTATGAGAATTACTGTATGTATGGCTAATACCTTTGTATCCCCAACATACGCCCATTTTATTCAATTTTAATGCTTCACTTTTAGTAATTAATACTATTTTAAACACATCCTTTTATTCAAATTTCCTACGTAAGTAGGATAGTAGCTGATCCAGTAGGGCTCGAACCTACAACAACTCGGTTAACAGCCGAGTGCTCTACCATTGAGCTATGAACCAAAATAAAAAGAACTCCGTGAAACACGAAATCCTTTTACTATAAGCTGAGATATTTGACTTATTACGCTAACATCTATTGTGGTTGGACACAATTTATCACACGGTCGATTAGACTGTAGTTAGCAACAACACAGATTTTGACATAATCTGCAAACTCTTACCATGAAGCGTTATAGATTTTCTTTCTGCACATTCTTCCTTGCGAGATTCATAGGTTGCAGCCTATTAGAGTTGCACGTACTTGTAATTTCTCATATAATGCCTTGCGAGCCTTATATGCCACCATATTACAGATGGATAAGTTGTTTTTCTCTTCATAGTCATACACACTTTTGCTTCAGTATTTTGATATTTTCAAAATTAATATAATTTGTAATATTTTTTATTATCATCAAAAGTATGTATTTTATTATGGACGATGAGGTGTATATTTGACCATTAGTACCTTTTGAGTACCACCCAATCATCACCATCCTGCTCGACTTGCAATCGTCTTACTTTGTATTAAATCCCCTCTTTTTCAAGTTGTGAGAATTACCTACAATCCAATCAGCACTTATTCTTGCGGAATTCGCACCAGTTGTACATAAATCATCCCCAGATTTCTCTGTTAATACAGCGCATTGCTATTACGCCTACTTAACCGTATCATTAGCAGTAGCCCTCTGATTTTAGGTCAAGTATAGATTTATGTGTTTTCCGTCAAACTATATTTCTACAGTCGCAGTACTACAATACGTCTATACTGCTTTATACATGTTGCCATGCTTATTTGACGATCCGAAACCGACCGCCTACCGAAGTAGGAGATTACGGGAGTAGGGCATGATCCTACATACTCCTGGATATGAGCCATGTGAGCTTCCAATTGCTCGTCATCCCGTGATATATTTTTTAGAACACCGGCAGTCATACAATCAGAATGACAATACAACCACCGGCAAAGAAATGGAGGTAACACAAAATGAAACCTAAATATCAGATACTTATAAGAAAACTGAAACTTCAATCATAATTTCAACCAATTATTTGAAACGTTACTGGGTAACGAAATTAATCCAATATCTTTAAATAGAATTTATATATTATTTTCAAATAATAATATGTTTTATCAACTGTAAATTAGCGAAACGATTATTGAAATTTCATATTGTTGAATTAACAAGAGTTTGAAATAACAAAAGAATGAGTTAGCACTTTATGAAACATATAGCGGCTTTTATTTGCATTAACATGTAGTTAAACCATCCAATTATATGTATAAAGTAAATTAAACTTCATTAGTTTATTAAACTTTCCATTTGTTTTTATCATATGTGATCTATGGCATATCACACAAAACTTGCAGCATCATAGTTCATCTGCATCTGAACCGATTGACAATTATTCAATCCGTTTCAGCTCTCTCGTAAGTACCTGATATTTTTAACAGGAGAGAAGAGTACTACTTTTTACAAGCAGCAACTACTTCCTCAAATGTATCAGTTACATCCCATGTAGGAACAAAATCTACAACAGTAGTGAGTTCGATTGCATCCAGTTTTGTAGAAATCTCATCGGTTTCCTTCTGATATTTCTTTGCCAGATTACGAACATCATCACGTTTAAAGTTAATAGTAGTCACACTATCAACATCATAATAATAAGACACCTGATCTCCAGCCTCATTGAACTTATAGCCAGTTCCACGAGAAGTTGTCTCACTATTCTTAATACTTGCCATATTATTAAACACAGAAGAAATTCTCTGCTTTAATTTATTCATAGAAACCGAAGAGTCAATATCAATTTCAGTAGATCTCTTGGCAAGAGTAATAGCCTTTGTGAGCTTTTCTTTCTCTGCGATAACTGCGCATACCACATCGATAAGATCATTTGCTGTGAAATCTACATTATGAACATTCTTCACCTCAATAATTTCATCATCTGCAAGAGGGTTTACCTTCTTTCGATTATGTGTCTCTTTTGTCTCAGTGACAAAATCAGTTCTACAAAGATAATTAGTAGCATTGCTTAAGATAAGATCCAAAAAATTCTGATAACGAAATGCTTCTTTTAATACCATTCCTTTTTCTCCTTTTAATTCCATATATGATAATTGTTATCTGTTACAATTATTTATTCTCTCTTTTATGTAAAAGAAAGACTGATTTCATCCAATCTGCAATGCCACTCATATGAGTAGCAAAGCAGACATACAAAGATTGCCGGTTTGTTTCTTCCATGACAATCGTTTTTGTATCATGTTTCGTATATATTTCATTATATACCATTCAAAGAAAAACACATTTTTTGTTAAAATGTACCAAAAATCCATATATATCAATGGTTTCAACAATTTAGTTTTTCGAACATTTACACGTTTCTCATAGATTTCATACGTTCTTTCGCTTTGTATTTGTCTATTTCTTTTGCACATTTATCACAATATAATTTAGGTCGTCCGTTCTCAGCAATCTTAATTTTTCTACCACATCCTGGATTCGTACATTGTTTATATCCTTTCTTGAAATTGCCTATGTATTGATTGCCAATATTCTCAAATAGAGTCACCTTATAAACAATATCATCATCCATATTACCTAAATCAACCTTGATATTAAGATTATTCACCTTTTTCCCAAAATGAATATAACCATTACTATATAACTCATGTAACAATTCATTCTTTTTGTCGGATGAGAGAGTAACATTAGCAAGTTTGAATACTTCCGAAAGACCCTTAAGATCCTTTTTATTTATCCAACCATCGCTATCCATGTATCTGGCTACTGCAAACAATGTAAACATAAATTTCTTCTGACGATCATTTAGAAGAGACTCCACGATTTCTAGTTCTTTTTTATAGATGGGAATATATTCAAGTTCTCTAAAGAATTTATCAGAATCTAAATCATATAAATTAATACAAGTTTTTTTGATTTTATTTGCATATCTATATTCTTGATAACCATCAATATCAAAATCAAGCATTTTTTGTTTAACAATATCAATTAAAATATCAGGATCTTGTTTCTTGTCAAAGTAATATTTGGCGATCAGAGTTATCAGATAGCCATTAGAAATATTATCTGGTTTTATTCCTGATGCCAATACATCCCTAATATATTCTTTTTCATTCAGTATGTACAATTTCTTCCTCCATTCCTTCTAAACGTTTAATTATTAATTCTCCAATACAATTCCAACAAAACTGCCGGTTGCCTTTATAACCGTATGTCATATCAAGTATGATATTCATACGCTCATCATCATTTGGACAAATATCCATTGCTTTTTGTTTAATAGAAGAACATAAATATTTTCGGCTTTCATTGGCGGTCATTTTGTCATTTAAATGTTGCCTCTTTTTATATTCCGCAACACACTCACAATAATACTGCTCAAGTTCTTTTAAGGCTTGTCTATGTTCTTCAGTACAACGTCTCTTTACTTTTAATGTGTTGTAATCAAAAGAAGAACTTTTGTGTAACTGTGATTTATAACCATCTAATTCACTTTCAACATATCTACAAATTTGATTCATCGAGCAATTACCTATACCGACTGGCATTTTTCTCTCATACCAAAAAAGAAATTCTTTTTGCTCATCTGAAATAGAGTCATAATTATTATATAGATCCTGAATGGAACAATGATAAAGTGCATAACACTTTGAATCACTTTCTTTTATATATTGTTTATATTGTCTTTTTGTCTCATCGTATACATAAATCATAAAATAAGGTTTTCTATATGCACATAGAGACTGCAAGTATTTATTCTGTCCACAAGCACCAAGATTATACCAACTGCTTTCCATGGGTTTAGCAATAATTCCCTTGATTTTATCCAACTCATTTTGCTGGTATAGCTGTCCACATTCAATTCTATATTCTAATTCTTTATATTCTGACGAATCTTTCTCGAAATGAGATTGAACTTCCATCATAGAGGTGACATAGTTAGTGATAGTACCTACTTGATTTCCCATACCTGCTTTATTAGTTGTTTTTACAGATACTTCGGTAACTTTAATTTTTTCTGCATTTCTCTGAACACATTCTATAGCAGGTAAGTACCTATAACGTCTTTTTAATACAGCATTATTAGTCGAAAAATTCAAATCCGAATCATAATCTTCTCCGTTTTCAGCCATACAAAATGAATCCCAACCATTAATAATCATAATAGTATCCATATATTGATACCAGTATTGACAATCGTTAGATGAATTAACTTTGCACATACGAATGTTATTATGACTTGTCATAGGACTTCTAAAAACAACAATTTCATTCTCGTTTTTATCAACCCAAAATTTTGAATAACACTCATTAGCCCTTAATAAACCGGTTACATTTAATCCGCAAATAGACTGCATCAGAGCAAACGGATCACCACTGGCAATTTGATAATTACCATCTACGAACAATTTACCAATTTTTGCATCATTCATTTTTTTCTTGATATACCTATGTACAGAATCAATTACATATGGATCACCAAGCATATATTCACTTGTATATAATGCACGTTGCCATGAATTTACATCAGTTTTTTCATTAATTCCTAAGAACTTAATAGTAGAAGTGTAGTCACCACACATTGCATCCTTGAGATGCTTAATCGTCGGTGCGCATAATTCCTTAATGTCTTCGTCAGTAAACTCATAAGACTGTAAATACTGGTAATTTAATTCTCTTTGTTCTTCAAGAATATGTGGAGAAATTTTTGTTACAGAGAATCCATATCCACATTCTTTATATGCACTTATATATTGTTCAATATTGTCATATGCTCCCCATAGTTTAAGTGATGATTCAGTAACAATCATTTCGCACTTTCTAATATCCTGATAATTCCCCCAAATATCCTCAATCATATAGTTTCCATTATTATATTTCTCAATAAATTCATAAATAGGGAATGAGTAGAGCATACCTTTTAACCATGCATTCCTTAAGCATACACCACCAGGAATATAATCAAGACCTAAAGATTCGGCAACTCGCTGCATATATTGAATAGTACAAAGATTAAAGCCATCAGATATGTTATTTTCAAGAGCTTTGTCTTTAATAAGTTCTCTTGTTGGTTCTTTTGAATCTCCACAATCATCAAGAGAGATAACATCTGCAAAATATTGTGTAATGCAATCTTTTACAACTAAAATTCCATGTGGATCACAAATCGGTTGAGAAGCTGAACAAGTCAAAGCTTTATATGCTTCATATTTAGCAGGAACCAATTTTAATTCTGGATTTCTTTTGCACTCGCATAATTCATTTAGCTTATCTAAATATTGTGAATTGCAAAACAGAAGAGTGTTATTTTTAAGGCCACCGGTTGTTCCTACGAAGCGTCTGTAGTTAACACCATTTACAATAATACCTTTTTTACCAGTAACTCTAGCAAAATCAGATTTCTTGTCTACTACAACCTGCATAAAAATTTTAGAGAAATCAATTTCTTTAATAGGTCTTTTTAGAATTTTATTTGCCATTATACGAAACTCTTGAGCTTCAAATAAAGAAATCAACTCTTGATATTTAAATGCTTCCTTTTTTGTAATCGTTAGATCCCAATTAGAATACTTTAATTTATTTGTTCCGATTTTAAAAATTTCATATTGAGGTACGCTAATTCCAGCCATACTTTCTCCTTTTTAATTCTTAGTATTTTCATTCGGCAATATCTTCGCAACGACATTACCTTTTAATTCACCTTTACTATCTGCATAGATGCCATTTAATTTTCCACAATCTACTCTAATGCAAAGTTTTTCTAATAGATCATCTGTTACAAAATCATTATTATTCTGCAATATTACAATTCTTCCCATGCTAATCACTCCTCAAAATATACAGGTACTCTATTAATCCCATAAGACCGACAAATCAAATAAGATATGTAACCATCAACAAGCGTAAAATCTCTCTTTAATACAATCGGAGCTGGCAGCTCACCCGTCTTAAGATAGTAATTATATTTTGCTTCCTGTTTTGCGAAACTAGGTTTGCTTTCGCTAAACTGTGCCGTAATCTCAATATCATCAATATCCACATAGTACTCATTGCCGGTTTCATATATACCAAACAGTTCTTTAATTCCTCTTATTAACTTTCCCATAAATTATCCTCCATTTCTTTTAACTCCATATCCAAGCCAGTCTAATAACCAACGTAAATTCTTTTCACAACCAAAATGAATACATTCGCCATGGTCATTTTCTATATACTCATCACCTTCATATATTCCCTGATCACATACTTCGCATATAGCAATAAATTTTGGCGGTTCATATTTAGGGCACCTCGGATTATGCATTCCTTCGGCTTCGCCACATATTTCACATGCCATTTATTAATTCTCCATTCATTTCTAAAATTATTTCAATCTTTCATAAGCAAAACCATCGTCAGTAGAATAGTAGATATCCTTTATTCCTATATCTCTTATGGTGGCCATGCAACTAGGACACGGACGAGATATACCATAATCCTGATCATGTCGGATTCTGTAAATATACAATTTAACTTTTGAGAAATTTATATCCAGATTACGGATAGAGTTAATGCAGCTGATTTCTGCATGAAGCTTTGGAATAAAGTATGTATTATCTATTGTTCTGTAACGATTATAATAATTCTGTCGTGGATGAATTTTATTACTATTACATCCAATTCCTATAACGAATCCTTGATATACCGCCACGCATCCCACATGTATTTTTGTGAAATCTGAGATAGTAGCGACTTGTTTTGCTTTCTGAAAATATTTATAGTCTATTCTTGCCAACATTTTACATCTGTGAAAATTATCCTTTCTGAGAGCAATAGAAAATTTACTCAATTTCACCGTTTTATATTTAGACGAACAACTTACCATCAAAGCACGTTTCGTTGAAATTTGATGTCTAAATCATTTTAAAACTCCAATAAACCGAACATAGTAGAAGAGTAGTATTACTTCTTTTTCTTTGCTCTATAATCAGCCAACGCCTGTCTCATCTTTTCTTTCTGTTCTTCAGATAGCTGCTTCTTGGGCTTATTAGGATCAGGCTTGGATCCTGGATTGATACGAAACCACTTCTTCGGAATTTTCGCACAGATACTTCCGTCTTTATTCTGAGTCAGGTATTTAAACTCTTCAGCACGTTCTTCATAAATTTTCTTTATACGATTAATCATCTTTCTATCTGTAAATGATACGCAAACATATCTTTCGCCAGTCAGATAACAAAGATCATTTTCATTGTTGTTTTCAAAATCCTTTTCAACTGCCATATTACTTATCAACCTCCGCCGTACGTTTTCTTGCTTTAATATTTTCTATGCATTTCTTATCAAATAGAAGATCGGCATAGATACGATCCGCCCATGATTGTGCTTTTTCGTGGCGTGGATAGTCGGTGCAGTAATCTGTATAGTTGATAATTCCTCCAAAAGTGTTACGGTGTTCCTCTAGTGTAAAATTTCCTGTCATAAATTAATGTCTCCTTTTCGTTTATCATTCGCATACCTCCTTTAAATTTGGTGCTGCGTTTATTGTTACAATTACTTATTCTCTGTTTGATATGGAATTGTTTCGAATCCATTGTTTTAATAAATTTCGCATTCTTATACTAGGGATATATACCCAAATATCTTTTCCCTCACGGATAGCAGATCTCCATATGAACTGAAGCATTTCAGATAAAGCAAAACCATCTTCATCAACCGAAATATTATTCATTGTAAAAAAGTTTTTAATAAATGGATTCAAATACCGATTAACAAGATATGCGACAGATGTTCTATTTATATAATCATTAGTGGCTCTACAATTACATGGAAGATATCCCTTTGTATACCCTTTACCTTTTAAAGCATTCTGATATTCTTTGAATGTTGTCCATATATTATCATTAGACTTATTCTCTCTTACATTATGAAAAAAATTATACAAATTATTTTTTAATACTTTCATAGAAGCGTTATTTTTATTTCTGTTATACCAGGAAAAAGACAAATCAGTATCTCTATCACCAATCATGTTCAATTTGTCTATTTCGCAAATATGAATCAACTTACTATAATCGTATGAAGTGTATTTTATTGTTTTGTCATAGGGTATAAGGTGATATGTTTTCATAGAATTTCCAGCAACAGACCAATAAGTATATTGTACTCCATAATAATCATAATAATATTTTTGCATTTGCATTTCAAAATAATATGTAAGAATATAAATATTTCTAAACGAATTAAATGTTTCTATTGGAAATAGCCATACCATTAAACTATCTCCATAACATACAAGACTTCCTAGTTCGCATAATCTTTTTTCATTTTCAAATTTTCCTTGATAGTCTTCATATTCCTTTTTCCATATAAGTTGTTTAGTATTTGGATTTATATCTACATATGTATTTTTTAGAACTATAAAATCCTGCTTTGTTAATGGATATTCTTCAATAACATTCGCAACCTCGTCCATTATAAGGGTATAATTTTTTGCCCTACATAAATCAATTAATTCATTGTCGAATTTTTGGAAAAGAGCATGAGTAGAAACAATATTCTCTCCTTTGTCAATTAGTTTTTTTAGATCATTAAGTTTGCTACATTTATCATTATCTTTTAGAAATGTAGGAGTTTTAAAATTTTTAGAATAACAATATGCTCTATATCTCTTTATTTCATCAAGAAATGGTGTAATAACTAAAAATTTTTCATCATTATCCGATGCATTTATATAATTCATAATGGATTGTGTTTTACCAACTCCCATAATTGCATCTACAATATTAACTTTACAATCAAACTGCATTTAAATCTCCTTTCAGTGTTAATGTACGTATCTTTTTATTTGTTCTCCATAATGATAAAAATCCCTTCAACTGCCGTTTGGCTTTGTATGTAAAAAATTTTAACTCCATTTTTCAAAAAAAAGTGTTAAGATGTTTTCCTTGTAAAATAAGAAAAAAATGAATACAGAATCACATTTCGATGAAAAATTGATAAATAGACAAAAGTGTTAAAATCAGAAAAAAATCCTTATTTTTCAAGGAATTTTGACACTCTGCCTTATAAGAATATATAAAAAAGAGTTAAGAATATAACTTTATAAATTTTCATATAATTGTGGACTGCGAAGCAGGACACAAGGGCATGAGCTGCTTGCAGCGAAATGACCAATAATGCCATGGCTATTATAGTATTTTATTCTCCATTCATCTTATTATTTTCCTCTAAATTAACATATCCTCTGATCATATCATCATCTATATGGAATACTGGTAATCTATCTTTATATTCCTCAAATAATTCATCACCTGAAATAATAGAATGATATTTTATTCCATTAGATAACATTCCAGTTCTGTGATAATCCTTTACAATAGAATTTTTTAGTTTTTCACCGATCTTGCCACAGATAGAGCAGTAGCTGCTTAATCTAGTATAAATATTATGTTTGCCAAAATAATTAGTTTCATATCTTAATAAGCATTCCTCATAATTATGTTTGTGTTTTGATTTCTTGGATATCTTAGAAATATTACTGCCGGTATTCTTGTGATACTTTGGTATTTCCTGTTCAAATTCCATTCCTAATGCTTCGCAGTCTTTGATGAGTTGTTCATCAGGAATTGCATCTATCCTTTTCTTGAATTGTTCAAATCCATTTATAAAATTATTTTTCATTATATTTTCTCCTTTACATTATATAAAAATGATTTAATGCATATTAGGTTATTCTCTGTTTGAAGGATACATCTACCCAAAATTTTTTGCTTCGCAAAACCCGACCCTATCAATGGTCTATTTTTTAATAACAAATTACTTATATAAATAAAACCTATGTTTTAAATGGATAGTGTGTATTATATGAGTACTGATCTGTTCAGTTTAAATGTACCCCCTATATGGATATGGTTATTTAGTGTGAAAATTTTTATAGATAATACATAAGAGATTTTTAATACGATTTGAGAAGTTTTATCATTTATGGTTAGTTTATCATTGAAGTGGTTTTCGTTCGAATTTGGGCGTTAGTTTATTATAAAATTCCAGTAAAAGTTGGGTATGTAGTGCGATAGTGGTATATGGAAATTTTTTATGGAATAGAAAAGACAGATATTTCTATCTGCCTTCAGTAGATTGTAATTGTTTGCAATCATTAATTATATCTGTGCAAAAATTATTTATTAGAGAATATGCTAGATCAGTCTCATTTGATCGTGATTGTTTTAGAATATTTCTTGCTTTTTCATTATAAAGCTCTGTTGCAATAATTAGTTTCTTCTTTATATCTTGATCTGGAAGTTTAATATATTTTTCTTTTAATGTCGAGGTTGCTATATATGTTGATCTGGAAACCATTTGTAATTCATTAGAATGAGTTAATTCAAATATATCATTACCGATTGATAAGTTGGGATTGTCATTCTGATTGTTACAATAGGATTTTATATAATCTTGAATTTCGGTACGAGTACGTTGCTTTCCGTCTGACATTAATATTCTAATCTGATTTAGTCTGGTTTGTTTGTTCATATTATTATCCTCATTTTGAATCATCATTATATATGAATAAAGAAATATTGTCAAATTATGTACTTAGAAATATAGCGTCGAGATTTTCCTTATTTAATAGGAAGATTTGAGATTTTGATGTGAAATTTTGGAGAGGTGGAATTTTGATTTTGGGGATTTGGAGTAGGTGAAAGTAACGTGGTTTGGGGATTTTTACGATATGAGTTGCGATAACATATATTTTGAATAAAAGTGAGATTTTTGTTGATTTTGCTGGCTTTTTGAAAATATCGGATAAGAAAAATTTTTAAGAAAGTCTGTAGGTGAATCAGCTATAGCCTGGCGTTGAAAACGCTGCCATTTTTTGAGTTTGATCTACCCCCATAGGGGCAAAATTCACGGTATTTCTATATTTTTCCGTAGAAGAACAAGTGTTTTGTCCCGTGGTAGTGGTAGTTGGTTAATAGCTCCAGTTCCTGAAAGATTGTATTATTAGAATAGTACAGCAGTACAATAAATGTTATCGGTTAAGTTATCCACAATCATTTCTAACTTATCCACATAGTTATCCACATTTTGTGCATAATTACTAAAACATCAATAAAAAATTGTGCAATAGTAACAAAGTTACAAAAAAGACTTGCAAAAAGTTACATAAAAGGTTATTCTGTACTTGTCCACAAGGACAAGGGCACAAAAGCCCTATGTTAGCGATGATAGCAAACGTGAACGGGTTGCAACCGTCATAGGGTAGTTACTCCCTTGAAAAGTAAAGTTTATCCACCGTGCAAGGATAGTAAAAAGCTACACGGACATTTGACAGTAGTTATCAAACGGTTGACTTGATACCGGAACGAAACAAGTCGGTAAAGCTACACCATAGAAAGCACGGTACAAAGTCCATACCGATATAGGACTACCGAACAAGCGCACGTTGCGAAAACAAGTAAGAACGGGGATGTTAAACTTGACACGATGCTCTATAGCAGGATGGCAACGGCAACTTGTAAAACTATGATGGTTATGTTTTCGGGCATGGCATTACTACAGAACGGCAAGCAACTATAAACGTATTGAAAAAGGTTTTACCGGTGCTTCACCGCAATGATACAAAAAAGAACAATCTCAACCATCTTTCATTGTATCATATCTGAATGTTTCATTCAATCTATAAACCTTTTCAATATAGCAAGCGTTTTCATTCACGCTTTAGAACCGTATACCCTTTAAAAAGGGCGTTGTAACGGGAACGGTTCACCGGATAAATACATAATGATTTATATAATACATCCGGTAAAAATACGATTGTAAAGAATGAATAAATCCGAAAAAATAAAAGTTCTTTGTTCCTTGAATACGAATTAAATATCAATCAAAGTAACCTAAAGACCTAGGTGAAAATGTTACATAAATAGGTCACATTGTGCCAGGCACAGTCTACCCTTTTACTGGATAGAATCGGGTCATTCCGGTTGTGACCTTTCCCGTGAATAAACACGGATACAATAACAAAACAATATTTTTTTTGTGGATGTCCCCACGTTAAAACAAGGATGGAAGGAACATATATGTTAAACACTGAAAAATTTTATTGTAACGCTCATGGACTTAAGGATTCTACTTTCGATTTTGGCGGTTATGTAAAGACACTTGTACGGAATACAGAACTTGCTACAGTCAAGGATAAAAAGACTTTTAAAGATGGTAAGAAAACTATTGAAGATTTACATTCAGATATTGATGTTCTGACTTGTCCGGTTGAAATGGTCAACACTGCTTTAGGGAACGATGCAGGACAGTTTATCAAAGACCGTGAAGAAGTAACTGCATTAACAGAAGAATGTAATTCTCTACCTATCTCCATGGAACAAGTAACCGCATTATGTCCAACCGACCGTGTACATATTACTTTAATGGCTCATGCTATTTATAAGAATGTCCGTCTTGACAATGAGATCTTCGACACTGAAAAGGGCGGTGTTGATATTTCAAAAGCTATTCAGGCATATTATAGCAATGGCAAAATGTCAGATTTAAAAGATGCTTTGCGTCCCGTATTCAACCGCTTAATCGGTTCTGAAGGTGACTTCTTCTATGGAATTAAGACTAAAAAGTCCGATTTCTCAGAAAAAGATTTGCGGAACTTCCTTGCCTCTTTCGGTGGGTCTGCTAAACGAAACACTGAGAAGAAAAAGAAAGACGGCAAAACAGAAATTATTTTCAAGAACTACGATTATACCGACAAGTCCGGTAATAAGAAGATTCAGATTTCAGCTTTTACAACTCTTTGTGCAGTTGTTCTTGATAATGCTTCAAAACATGAGGTTATTAAGCCGGAAGAAAAGTAATATACATATTTCCTAGGGTAGGCTATTAGTCTACCCTAGTGCGTCTTACGGTGTAAGTCCGTAACTGATGAGCAGAAGCGAAACGCTACTTTTCAGAACTAAAAATCCAGGCTATAAGTCTGCCTATTTTTAAGAGGTGATACCATGGCTAAACACGAACCTAAATTTTATGTACGACTTTGTAAGAGAAAATCTGTCACTTTCCCAAATAATTTTACTATTTTTCCCGGTTCTGTCTATGGGAGATTTTCAGATATAAAAGGCAGAAAATTTCTATGGGTCTGCGATTCTTACACGCTTGAAAACGGCAAACTTCCGGTTCACATTTTTAATGGGAATCAATGGAAATTGTGTATGGTTCCTGCGCAACATCCTTGCTATAAGTGGGTAAAATCTGTCATTGAGTCATTGGGCTACGTTCCTAAAATCAATAGGGAAATTATAACTATAGATGATTGTGAAAACATGATGAAAACATATTCTTTACATAAAAAGGGAACTGGTTCACGGATTAACACTCATCAGATTAATAACCCTTTACAATGGAAAGAGGTCACAGAAGATGCTCATTGGTACGGGAAAGGGAATGCGTCAGTAGTGGCTTCAAATATAAGAAGATAATGCGTAGTAGAGAAAGGCAGAATTTTACGCTATCAGTCTGCCTTTTTGTAGTGCGTATTAGCACTGGAAGGGAGGTGAAAATCCCTTGCATAAATTCAACGAATGGTCTGTAAACCGTAAAATAGAATCTTTGCGTCAAATGGACAAAAAACTTTCAGAAATGGAAGTTGGTTCACGCTATACTATTTGGCAAAATTACGGTGGTGGACTAAAGGCAACCGCAGACGAAACTCATGCAAATTGGAAACGGATTGCGGAAAATGACGATTTGTATATCAATGCTCTTTTTTGCTATATGGTTTGTACGTTGGAAAGCTATACACTGTCCGGTTTTGATTTTACGGAATAAGTCTGCAACTAGGGGGGCAAGGGAAACTTTGCCCTTATTCGTTGAAAAAAATATAATTATATGCTAGTATAAGGAGGTGAATATACCATTGGAGGCATATAAGATGACTGTAAAGTATGACAGGCTTTTTGCAAAATTGAAAGCAGAAAAAATCACGCAAAAAGATTTTAAAGAAAATGCAAATATAAATAGTAATACATTAATGCGCTTTAGAAGAAACGAGTCTGTTACTATTGAAATTATTTGTCGTATTTGCGATTATTTCCACTGTATGCCTGATGAAATAATGGAATTTATCCCCGAACCAGATTATCCGGAAGAGATAAAGGCAAAACAACAACAAAAGGCAAAACTTGAGCAACAAATTGCAGAACTACAAAAGCAGCTAAAAGAAATATAATTCAACTCAACAACGAAAAACCCTAGCATCTTTTACACATGTAGAAGGTGCTATTTTATTACAAAAAATAGAAAAGGAGAAATAAAATGGCATATCAGTACACAAACAAAAACGGAGAAACTTTTGGAATCACGCACACGGAAAATTCAACCATAGCTTATATTAACGGGTCATATGTGGCACAGGCAGAAACAGAAAAGGAACTGGAAGAAGTTCTCAATCACTTTTCACACGCAGATATTAAGAAAACACTTGCTTATACTGGGATTACAAGAGAAGAAAAGACTGCCGATTAAGGCAGTCTATCTTTTAAATGCTTTCTTTAATTCCGAACGGAAAGCGGTGTTGTCGAAAACATCAACATCATTTTCGATAATGCCTAATTCTTGTAATACTTTACAAGTAGTACGAATGGAACTGAAACGATCAAAATCGCTAACAGCTCGAATTAGCTTTACAGTTTCTGCAACTGTAATCGTGTTATTCATATCTTTTTTAATTGCATCGTGAAATGCAAATTCAAAATTGATATCTTCACACTTGCACGATTCCTCAGAAGCTAAAGCTAATTTTGAAATCAGTTCACTGGTTTTAATTTTATCCATAAAAATACCTCCTTTGTTTCTTTTAATTATACAAGGGAGATACTAATAAATCAAGGCACTGCAAATAGTAGTGCTATTTTTATACCCAAAATTCAACGCAAAGGAGAGAATAATTAACCATGAGTAAACGTACATTCAAGAACGGACATGCAATCACCACTTTTCCGTCTAATAACGGATTCTGCACTGCTTTAATAGGCAAATACGGAGAAACATTGAAAGTAATCTATTCTGCTAACACAGTAGAGGCAAACCGAAATCACGACAGAATCACAGCATTAGTATAAGGAGTATTAAAACTATGAGCAAGAGAAATCCACACAAAACATATTGCAACTATGAAATCAGCAAGGCAAACAAACCTCGCCCGATTTACAGTGTATCTGCACCCACAGTAACAATAGGCATCCGCAAGGCAAATGTATCCAAAGCAATGTTGGCAAGGCAGCTTGCGGAATTATTTTGAGTGAGTGAAGTGTAACTGAACGAACGAAAGGAGAATAACGAAATGAAAAAGCGAACCACATTTTTACTTGCTGTGCTAGGTGGTTTCACAGGTGCAATCCTTATAGATCTATTTGGATTTGTAAAGGCAAATGCAGAGCAGCATCATTACTACGCAAACACAGCAGTTGTAACGGAAATTGACTACGCAAATAATCTTGTCACCGTGGAAGATTCTGCCGGTAATACATGGCAATTCACCGAAACGGAAGACTGGGAATTTTCCGACACCTGCTCTATGTTAATGGACAGCAAGGGAACGTCTAGCGTCAGCGACGACGAAATTATCCAGGTTACATATTGTGCATTTGAAGTATTTTAATGAATGAACGAAGTGAGTGAAACATAGTGGAACGAAGTTGAGCGAAGCGAAAGGAATGACAAAAACTATGAGAGATCCAAACACAGCAAACTATTATGCACTTTTAATTGCAATTTTATGTAATGAATCTGCAAGGGAAGCACTGAAAGACATGGGTGTATGCCCTGATAATTTTGATTGAGGAGGATACGGAAATGTACACAAGACAAACTACATACGAAGAAGTAATGACTTTAGAAGAAGCACGGAAAATCATCAAGGCAGGAAGGCAAGCGAAGATAGAAGAAGTCGTAGAACTTGCGGAAGTAATCGGATTTTTCTTACTCTGTATCCTCTGTACAATTCTCTGTCCGGTTATGCTTAATGGAGATATAACAGGATGGTTCGTAACAATTCCTGCCTCTTCTTACTTTGTTATAAAGGCAAAAGAAATCTTTAAGAGAATGAGGTGATTGTATGGCAATGGCAAAGGCAAAAGGTTACTACGCAAATGGGTATTATCACGGTTATGTTCCGTCTGTGGGCAAATACTGGCAGTTTGAAAGCGAAAGCGCATACTGTGAGTTCTTGCGTGAAAGAGGTGAAGTTTAGTGACAATACAAACTAAACCGCCTGAGAAAACGGAAATATGTATCCTTTGTACGGAGAAATACTGTTGTAGGGGAATATGTAGGGAAATGAATAACTTCCTTATTAATAAGAAGAAAGCGAAAAACGGAAAGGAAAGATAGAAAATGAATCATAGACATCGTATTTTTGAAAGATTAGCTGGACAGTTGGAGTATGGAGATTTCTACGACATTGCAGCATACGGAAACGAAAACTGGAAAGGTAGTTACACACCAAAAGAGGTGGCACAGAACGCATATAATTATTATTCTGATTTCAAGGCATCAAAAGAAAGCGGAATTGTAATGCATAGTATTTCTAAATTGATTGAGCTTCTTGCGGAAGATGGAAGTGAAGATGCAAAGTATTGGTTTGATTGTTTGATAAGCGAATTGAAAAAGAGGTGAATAATAATGCCAGGAATATGTTCAGACTGCCGGTATAAAGGAACCTGTGGCGAAACATCACGGACACAACCCTGTAAAGGCAAAAAGAAATTTGCACGATCCACACCCGATAAATGGGGATACATGGAATATTGTGTGGAAGTAGTAACTGCACCTTATGAATTTGAAAGGTGTAAAAACCGCACCGAAGCGAAACGGAAAGTGAAAGAGTTTAAGGAACAAGGCAAAATTGCATATGTTACCGGTCTTACACAGAACGGAAATGATTACATCATTAAAATGTAACGGCTCATAGAAATATATAGCCGTTATTTTTATACACAAAAATCAAAAAAGAAAGGTTAGGTAATAATAATGGGCAAAACGAGAAAGTATGTAGAGGCAAGAGAAATCGAGAGAGAAATGCAGGAATCACGGAACGGAAACGAATTTGTTGATATGGTTGAGAAAATCAGCATCAAACAGATGGTGGAAAATGCAAAGGCAAATAGCAGATTTGGTGACAAAATCCTTATGAATATTGACCCTATGTATATACATATTCCTTCATGGCAGAGAATGTGTGATGTACTGGCTGCACAGCAAATCGGGAACAATTACAATACATACAAATGGGAAGTACCGAAGCTTTTGTACTGGAACGGAATTCTGATTTGCATTGATGGTATGCATAGAATTTATGGTGCTTACAAGGCAAAAATCAGTAATGTTGTCTGTGAAATTCTTGAATGTTCTCTGAACGATGCAATTCATCTTTTCTTAGATCAGGGAATTGATAGACGTAAGATGTCACCCGTTGATTATTATAGAGCAGCAATCGAGAGTGGTGATGAAAATTACATTCAGTTAAAGGAAATCTGCAATAGTCACAATGTAGCAGTTAAGGGAGACCCTATTGAGAACCAGGTTGGAATCTTTACACCGATTACAGATGGAATCCGTTCTATTCAGAGAAATGGCACTGAATTACTTAATAAGATTATCAATCTGATTACGGAATTACAGTGGAATGGATATGCAGATACATATAACGGCAAGGCATACACAGCGAAGTATATCAGAATTATGCATTCCATGTATGCATATTACGATGGCAGAACCGATGAAATGGAGTCGATTCTGAAAGAGAAATGCACTGGTACAAAGTTTTTCGTAGACAATCTGATGGAATTAACGCAAGGTCAGGCATTTGATGCGCTTTCTAAAATTGTTAGATATGAAATGGAAAGTCCGTTCAGAAAACAGCCTGAGAAAACTACGAAGAAAACTAATAAGAAATTGGCTTAAAACGGAGAACAACATAACAGAAATCATTATCCTTTGGCGAGGGAATGATATATATACATAACAACTTTGTTTACATACGAAAGCTGGGCTAACGGCTATACGGGCAAAAGAGGTAGATTATGAAATGGATTACATTATTACGGAACAAAAAATATGCATTACTTCAAAACGAAACTGATACGCAGTATTGTGTTGCAAGTAATTATGATCCTACGCAGCCTGAAGATAAACAGTGGGGACATGGATCATATTTTATGTATCAGAACGCAATGCAAAAGGCAATTTCGCTTACAAATGCATTGAATGAATTTCGGTATAAAACCGAAGATGATTACTTGACTTATTCAAGAGCAATCGAGCTGGCAACGCAATTCAAGGACTGTGCTTTGGAAGATGAAGATTTGGCTTATGTCATTGATAATATGGATGAAAGCGAAATCGAATTTTTCGGACTGAATGACGTTGAAAGTGATATTTTTTGAGGAGAAATCAAAATGTATAGAGTAGAATGGATAGACGAAGAAGGAGAAATAAGGGTAAGAAGAGGCTTTGAATCAAGTAAGGCAGCGCATGAGTGGATCAGAACGCATCATTTTGACATGGATTTAGAATGTCCTATGGTGTTCCTTGATGAAGAATAAATAGATGAAAACAACATTTTGAGAGGAGAACAAACATGACAGTAGGAAATTTAAAGGAAATGTTAGATGAATACGATGATGATATGAAAATTGTATTCCAACCGTGCAATAGTATGTACGGAGAACGTATTGGAGATATTGAAGAAGGTAACGGTATAGCAACATACAATGGGAAAAACTACAAAGCGTTAATATTAACATCTGATGGTCAGTGTGGAGCTGTTTGTAGCGTACGATCTGGATTTAGAGGAGGAAGAATGATTATGAGTAGAAAATATGATATTAGAATTTGTAAATGTGGACGGATTCATGCAATTCCTGATGAGAAAATAGAAAAGTCTTTGGAAGCTGATAAAAATTTTCTATTGATTTGTGCAGGATGTGGAAACGCAATTCTGATTGGTGCAGATATTTCCCCTGATTGGGATGATCCATCAAAAGATTGTTACGAGATGTATTCACGAAATTTTTCTTCTTATGAAAATAAAATAATTAATGAGGACATATTTACAGGCAACGAAAATGAAAAGGCCGTTGGAGAAATTCTTTACAGTCATGGATTTAAAGTACCTATGAAAACAGGTCAATATGCAACTGATTTCTTCAATGGCAGATTTTCTGACAGATGGTATCCTGATTTTTATAAGATTCAGAGAAAAGACATTACAGTAAAGGAAATCATGGACTTTATTGATGAATATATACACGACAGAACTACAGTAAATATGGATAGATTTATCAATGAAACGCCAGATGATATTTTGGAAGAGTTATCTGGCTATTGGATTGAAGGATTAAATTGGAGCGGAACCAAGTACGAAAATAAGTGAGGTGTTTTTATGATGAATGCAAAAGAAATTGCGGATATTTGGAAAGAAGTCGTTAAGATTTACAATAATACAAGAGAAATCAATCTACCTGAAAAAACTATGAGTGAAATAGTTCAATCGTTTGGTTTAGATAAAACAAAAGAAGTGTTCGCAACAATAGCAGCTATCAAAAAACATGACGGTAGAATTTATGGAAAGAACAGAGAGTATATGAACAGTATTCCTGTTGATCCAGAGATTGTAGAATGGAGAAGCGGAAATCCCGTAGTATATGCAGGACTTGATGATATTCATACGACGCATATCAACCAGCTGATTACCGAATTAAGGAAACTGGATAACTAAATACATCATTCATTTAGAAGGAAGGAAATAATATGTTAGGATATAAGATTTATTTTAATGGAGATAAATTTGTAGCAGATAATACTGTAACAGAAGTTCAGACGATGCCATGCGATTCAACTGTTTCATGGATGGCTAATAAGACATCAGCAGATGATGCCGTAGAAAAGTACAATGCAAATGATCTAAAGGATGTTAAAAAATGTAAGGAATGCGGAGAATATTTCTGGCAAACAGATGAAGAAAGAATATGGTTTACTGATAGGAATATGAAAGCACCTTGCAGATGTTATTCTTGCAGAAAAAAGAAACACTGAAATCGCAGTTCAAAGGGAAGGAAAGAAAACGATGAACGAATATATTAAAGAAATTGAACAAATTGCAGCTAAATGCACAGAAAGTCAATCTGATGGATATTCACAAATTATGAGAATTTGTGACGCAATGAGAGAACAACAGAAATATTGTTTAGGATATATTTCTAAAGAAGAAAGAGAATTTGAAAAAGAACTAATTGAAAAATGTATTGCTGTTATCAACGAACTGCCTAATTGTCCCAATGGACATTCAGATGTGTATGATAAGGCAACAATTGAAAGAGTTCTGAGAAATGTAATTGAGTAAATGGATATTTCATAAGGAGGAAATATTATGGATGATATGCAATTCTCAAAATATTCTTGTGACATAAGAGAAATTTTGTCCAAGACAGACCGTGAAGGTCTTGAAACTCTTGTACGTAATGCAGTAGCTTATGCACAGAGTAATAATCGTAGTAAGACAAATTGGATTGCTCAGGAATTATTTGTGGATGTAATTCCTGATGATTTGATTGCTGAAATATTTAATGCAGAGTAAATGCATGTTTTCTTATATGAGGTGTTGATTTGAAAAGACAGAATGTTAATAGAAAAATAATATGATGGAAACAAAAATTGATGGAATTAATGAATTTGCAAAGGAAACAGCAAGTAATCTTCTTAAAAAATATCCAGATATTGATTTTTACGATTTGATGTTTCAATTTGAAATGCAATTCAGACATGAATACTCGATGGCTATGTTAAAAGAAACAGCTAACTAAATGCGTGTTTCAACAGTTTAGAAAGAGGTAAAAGTATGAGAAAATTACTGAAAAAAATATCCGATTTAAAAAATGCATATAGAGTTCTTGAAATAATGGACAAAGCAGGATGCGATATTGAACAAGTATCAAATATGAATGGATATTATAAACTCAAACCCAAATGGTATGTATCAGAAAGAGATGCAAAAGACCTACAAAAGATAGTTTTACATAAAAAAAATTATTATGGTAATCATCACATGTTTTGGAAAATTTGGTTTAAAAATATTCGTGACGGATATAGATATTTATAATTAAATTCGCAGTTCTTTAAAAGATTGGAGGAAATATATGTTTGAATATAATGGATATCATTTTGAATCAGTAAGAAAACTAAAAGAATCAGAAAAGAAGGATATATGCACATTCTCTAAACATATCAGAAGCGATAGAGAACTTGGGATATGTGATTATGATGTTGATTGGAAAAAACATGATTATAGTTGGAAAGATTTTTATTCAGCAAGTAATGACAGTCAATTAGACATATTCTTATGCAAAGAAAATGGAAAATTATATGTTCCTTGTGAACATGAATTATTTCAGTTTGAAGAAAAAAACATAAGCTACCTACTGCAAAGAAAATAAAGCATTGAAACTAAGATTTCTTAGGAAAGTAGTGAAGAGAAATGAGTAAAAACAATTATGAAAAATATGCTGAAGCAAAACAGCAGGAATTATTGCATACAGAAAGGAGTCTACTACAGGCAATCAGTTGTCTAAGGTGTAGACAGAAGTTTACATCCTTGCAATGTATGGATAGTGCAATAGATTTTGTTGCAGACTTATATGATTTATCCATTGATGAAGTGAAGCGAGCAATGGATGGAGAAGAATACTGGTGTATATAAAAATTGCATTTCTTTTAGATTAGAGGTAAGAGGAAATGATTGTAAATGCTTATTTGAATGTAACGCAAGAGCAATGGGAAGGAATCAAAGAGAAGTACGTAGAACCAAATATGTATCATATTGTGAGCAATTCAAAGCGAAAGTGTAAACGCTGTGATGATTGCAAAATGTATAATCCTTGTTCTACTTACGAAGGATTTTGTTTAGAGACAAATGAATTGGTTGACGGAAATTCTACCTGCGAAAGTTGGTATTAAAAATGGAGAAACCATAGGAGGGAAATAATAATGTGGACACCATGCGACGAACCTATTGAAGAATATAACGAAGAAACAGGTAAAATGGAAGCACGATTCCATTGTCCCTATGCAGATACTTATACTGGATACGAAGATGAAATGTGTAGAAACTGCTGTGGACTTGGTGTAGATGAATGATTGGAGGAAAAATATGAATAACATTAAAATTGTAAATAACCTTGGTAAGGATGTGAAGGTAGAAGTAAATAACGGAGAAATTACTATTGCGTGGATCAAGGGAGATAGAAAACTTTCTAATCTGAAAGCAGGAGATGTTTTTAAGGACGGTAATGAAACAGAATACATAGTTTGTGAACAGTTAGATAACGGAACCACGGCAGTTGTCAGGAAAGATCTTCTTGATGATAAGATGGAATTTGGAGGTACGAATGACTGGCGTAGAAGTAATATTCGTGAGTATTTGAACGGAAAATACCTGAAGGAAATGGAAGAGCAGTTTGGAAAAGATAATGTAATTGAGTTTGAAAGAGATTTACTTTCCTTGGACGGTTACAATGATTACAGTAAATGTCAGGATAAAGTAAGCATTATGTCAATCATTGAGTACATGAAGTATCATAAGTATATTGGAAACTGTGATATATGGTACTACTTATTAACCCCAGATTCTGTGCCCTCCGGCTGCGGCTCTGGCAACGTTCAGTATGTCCGCTCCAATGGTCGTGTGACCCACAGTTGGTGTGGTGCCGTCGGAGCCGTACTCCCGTTTTTCATCTTAAAATCTGATATCTTCGTATTTTAAAGGAATGATGAGAGAAGTGAAGAAGCATAAATGACTAGGCAAGAAACTAAGGCTTCGGGAATTATTCCTAGAAGCCTTTAGAATTAAGAAAGGATGATGAAAATTATGGGAAATGCAATTAAGAATTATCAGAAGAAACAACGGAGAGACCAACGTGATGCATATAGAGAGACTAAACAACTTGTAAGTGAACATCTTATGAATAGATTTTTTGGAGGTAACAATAATGATGAATGTGAGAGATCTGAGACCAGGTGATGTAGTATATTGCCAAGGAATTGCTTGTACAATCAAAGAAATTGTATGGCAGGAACCTTGGGAGATGCGAAAGGCATATTACTTAGAGTTCCGTGATACAAACGGAGTATACCGAAGTTGGAAACAGAATTTTGATGGTGGTTATGCAGAACTGAAGGGAGACGATTAAATGATTTTGGAAAAATGGGATGATGAAGCGAAAGAAGTTGTACGGAAGTTTTCAAGCAATGAAAAGGATCGGTTAAATGCAATCATTGCAATGCATATTATGGTCTGTAGCATGAATGATGAAAGTGCATATATGACATGGATTGAGCTGGCTGTCCCCGATTGCCCTAGCGAATGGGACTTCATCGATTTTGCACAGAATGATGAAGGAGCAGAGGGAAATGAATTGTTTGATGAAGCAGTTGATTTATTTAAGAGATTATGGAATAAATATGCAAACGATGACCATGGTTTATACATAGGTAGGAAGGCTTACTAGGGAGGAAATAAAATGATAGATGCAAAATATTCGCAAATCATACTTGAAAAACATTATGCATATTGCGTGAATTACTGGAAAAGCCAAAGTGGAATTGATGAAAGAGAAGCCAATAAAAGAGCTTTGGAAGATGATTTGATTGAGATATTCAATGTAAATGGTGGATATATACATGATCCATTCATACCAAAAGGAGATAAACTTGATAGACAAACAACAATTGATTTCTTGAAATACAGGTGTCAGGACTTGTACGGAAAAGAATGGGAGAAACACTGGAAAGAATATAATATAGTTTAGCCACTAGACAAGGCAGTTAGGAGAATAATCTACTAGCTGCCTATTTTATTACAAGAAAGCGAGGAAATGATTATGTACGATTTTACTAAAAGCGAAATGGAAATTATAAAGGATAACTTACAGGCATATATTGCAAACTTTGGAAAACCACGGATTGTGCGAGGAGATAACGGAGAAAGCTTTTATGTGTTCACTGATGATTCATCTTCATGGAGACAGTATTGCTACAACATTGATTATCTGAATGGATGGTTATATGGATGCGTTCAGACAATAAATGGAAATCCAAAGCCCGATAGGGAAATGAGAGAAATGTGTAGCGAAGCTGGATGGAGGGAAAGATATGCAATTTTGTATGGCGAAAAAGAAGTGAAAAATATCAATGGACATAAATGTTATGTGTTTACATATTCGGATGATGTTGAATATCAGGATGCAAATGGAGTTACATATGACACAATAACAAAGAAATGGATAAATTAGAGGGGTAGGTGTGATTAGTATGAGAGTAAAATTTGTAGGATTCGGCGGATATATGGAAGTTCCTTGTTATGAGGACGAAAACGGAAAGTTATATTTTGATGAAAATAATGGTCGAAATGGTTTAAGTCTTTATACCGGTGCTTACAAAGAAGAATGGGGAGAAATTTGTGGCGAACCGAATACAAAAGTTACAGAGAAAATTGAATGTGACGAGCCTTTTGTGAGACATCCAAGAGAATTTGATTATATGATACTTGCTAGATATAAAACGGATTGCGAATATTTCTTGGGTAATGGAAATGGGTACGAAGGTCATTTGTATTTCAAATCAGTAGAGAAACACTGTGACGAAATGGAGCAGTTGTGGAATTCGTTTGCGGATGATGAAAAACCTGAGTGGCTGACATTAGAACAGATACATGAGTACAGAGAAAATATGTTAAATGCAAGGAGGAAATGATTATGTTACCACAGATTCAATATGACAAAGAGTTTCTTGGAAAATTGAAAAGTAATTACTTTAATGCAAAAGCGTTATATGAAACTATTAAAGCGAATGCAGAAGAGATTCAGAGAAAAGTTCTTGCAGAGAATGAGTTTTACGAAACAGAAGACATTGCAGAAAAGATGCAAAAGCGAGGTGGAGATGGTAAACCTAAACGTATTCTTGATCCTGACTTAACATATTTAATGGACTTAGAAAAAGAGCTGCCACGATTCATTGATTTATGTTATCCAGAATATGTAAAAGCTGGAATAGCAGATTCAAGAGGTAAAGATTATATTCCAGAAGCGAATGCAAGAGATTTAATGTATGAGGCAGAAAAACAGCTTGTAGAGTATGGAATTGATATTATTCCTGATGAATTTGGAGAAAAGGAAACTCTTAGAAAAGCAGTACAGATGATTAAGTACAGAGATAAAGTGCTTGATTTAGTATTGAGATTAGAAAGTGGTGAGATTGAGAATTATGCAGAAAATAATTGATAGTGCTGTTTTATCAGATGGAACAAAAATACAGCTTGAAGATTGGCATAGCAAAAATTCAAAAGAATATCCAGACTTACACGGATATACAATTGGTGCTTATCCGATAGCAAAAAACACAAACAAATATGGACTAATAAAAACAGGTAAGAGATTTAGGTTAAGTATTGCTAGAAACGAGTATACAAAATATACCGATGATATGGTGCTTGCAGATTATGAAGCGTTGAAAGATGGAACTAAAACACTTGCTGATTTGCGAGAACATTTTTGGAACAGAGAAAAAGATGCATTTTATTTAGGCTTAATTGATAAAGAGCCAGAGTGGTAAAGGAGCGTGATTATATGGCATATTACAGTAGTCCACGAAAGTATGAAAACGCAACTGGTAAAAGATTTACAGATAAATGCCCATGTATTCATAGAACAGGAAGTGTTAAAGGCATGGTTAAATTAGGCTTTTGGGATAAAGATAGTGATAAAGTAAGACATGGAAATTGGATTTATCAGCAACCATAAAGTAAAAGAAATTGTAATTTCGACAGGAGACAATATGCGCAAATTAAAAGATTACATAGAGAAATGGATGGTCGGACAGAAGGTTAGAGGTGTAGATGTATCTCTTTATGATATTCGTGAATGCGTCCGAATTTACAATGAAATGCTGCGGATGGGTAAACCTGAATTCATTAATAGCAAGGTAAAGGAAATCCTGGATCGGTGTAACATCAAAACAATTGAATATGGAACCGGATGGAAAATAGCATAAGAAAAGGAGATTAAAATTATGAGAGTAAACGAAGTAAAGCAGACAAAGACAATTGAGGAAGTAGTAAGACAGTATATTGCAGAAGATGGCGAGGTGTTTAGTAACGAAGAGGAATGCAATAAGTATGAGGAATCGGCACTGTTTGCAGTAAGTAAGCAGTTAAAGAGACTTGATAATAAGAAATACGGAACTTCTGAAAATGATATTTATGATGAATGCTCTGATGACGATTTGGTAGAGATCTTCAATGCAGAAACAGAAAGAGATATTGAGAATATCAGAAGATATGTATATCTTAAAGCTATTTCAAATTATTCACATGTAAGTAAATCAGATGTGGATTTACCTAATATTACCGCAGGACATGAAGTAATTATCCATTGGAATTATGATCAGTGTGCTTGTTGGACGATTGGAGATGGAAGTATCGATGCTTTTTGTGATTATATCAGAAGCAATCTTGTAAAGCTAATTACACCAAAGGAAGAGAAAACAGAGTAATAAAAGCGAATAATAAGACAGGCACATATGTTCGGTGTCTGTCTTATTTTATTAGGAAGGAATGAGAAAATGCAATTAATGAAATTTGTAACAAGAGACACCAGTGACGAAAATAAAATTATTGTGTGGTGTACAACAAACAGCATAATTACATTCAGAGATTTCATGCAGTATGTATTAGATAGCATGAACAATCCTAAATATTTTATGATTATTGATACGAAGACAGATCTTGTTTATGACATGTATAAAGTCGCAACAGAAATGTATGGAATGCGAAAGAGAACCTTTGAAGAAAGAATAAATGGTGTTTATACAGGCAAGTGGGCGAAATATACAAATTCAGATTTAAATTGTGGAGGTAAGTGACATGGGACTTATATATTTAAAAAATGAAGAGAAACAGTTATACAGTGCATATGGATTAACTGTATATGGCAAGCAGGATAAATATGAGTGGACTATCTACAGTAACAAGCCAGATGAAAATGTATATACATCATTACGGATCGAGCGAAACGGAGAGGAAATCTATAACAGAAATCTTGGTAACAGATGTATCTTTGAAGAGAATTTCAATAGAACGATTGATAATTTTTTATGGTGGATTGATAAAGATAGTCCTGATACATACGACATTGACAACACAGTTATTAAGGATCTTTGTGAAACAAACTCGTTATTTAATCATCTGATTGGAAATCGTAAGCGAATAGAACGAGAAGAAGCTAATGAGAAAGCAAGGGTTGAAGCAATCAGAAAAGAGGAACGGAGGCAAATTGACTTGATTAAGCAGTATTGTGAAAAGAAAAATCTGTTATTCAAACAGCATTATGAAAAAGTTTATTTGATTAAGCTGCGTAATGAAAATGTAAGACAGATGATTGAAAATGCAGATGATAAGCGGTTTGAGGGATTAAGGGATTTCATGAACGAACATCCCGATAACAAGGATGCAGTGATTGTAATGAATGGAAATATTGAAGATATAGCAAGACAGATAGCATAGTGAGGTTGATTGATATGGTAGAAATCAAAATAGATAACACGGGCAATGGAACATGGTGGTTATATAACAGTAATCAAGTTTGGAAAGATTATTGTGGTTGTGAAAACTTCGATGAACAGGTTGTTCTTACAGGTAATAGAGATTTTACAGGCTGTACTGATGCTGAATGGTATCAGAACGCAAAAGAGATTTTGAATGATATTGATTGTTATGACGAATATCCAACGGATGTATCTGATGAAGTGAATGCAAAATTAAAAGAAATGTATGATAAATGCAGATGTACAGAAGATATTCTTGTTGATGCAATCAGACTTCTTTATCCAGAAGACACCTTTAAAACTGGAACAATCAGAGGGTATAGCCAGGGAGATTGGCAAGATTACATTGTCATGGGAGATGTGGATACAGATTTACTTGAAGCAATGTATTTTGGAAAGATCTCTGATATTACCGTAACAACGGACGAAGAAGAATTTGGAGATGTAATTACTCATGATGAACTATGGAGAGCAGAAAGAGAAGAGGGATTAAAAGAATTTTTCAGAAATCATTACAAACTTGATAAGGATGAAAAAATTCATATCTTACAGGCAAACGGATATAGACAGGTAGTTGATTGGAAAGAGGTGTCTTAAATGAATAAAGTAAAAGTTATTTTCCGAAAAAATAAAAATAATGATGTGGTTGCATTCTTCCCAGAGGTGAGAGTGAATTATGGAAATATTATGTCATATATGCATACTGGTCAGCATAGCGAAGCAAGCTATGAATTTTATTTGACTACTCGTAAGGCAAATAAAAATGAGTATACTGATTTATTTGCCGAGTTGTGTAAGATATATGATGATTGTGAATTGGTAGTAAAACAGAAAATTAATTACAACGATCTAACTGATAAAGCATGGAAATAAAACCAAGGAAAGAATCGTTTCAAAAGGAGGTTATACAATATGGAAGATAAGACATTAGAGAAAATGATTGATAACTTTCATAATAAATTGAGCATAGCACAGGATGCAAGACAAGAAGAGAAATTATGTATTACTTGGAAGAGCACTATGAGATTGATGAGACATACGAAGTAGCAACGGAAATACAGGATGAATTAAATTGGTGTTATGGAATTAACATCGAACACATGGATAGATTAATTAGAAAGGTAAAAGAAGGTAGATAATATGTTTTTATTATGCGAATTAGATGATGAGAATTATACATGTCCATGTTTTTTACAATTTAATAGTTTCAAGAAGGCTTTCGATGAAGCATTAGTAAGTTGTGGCAATTTTAAGGATGATAATATGCGGATTGAGGTCTCAGATAATAGAAATCGTATATCTGCCAACACAGATGATGGTCACTTTTTTGTGACAGAAATTAAGGAATTTGATGCAAATAAAGGTGATCATATTCTTGTATGGCATCACGCTTACAATGGTGTTGGTTTCGGAATCCTTAATGTGGGAACCAAGGAAGAGTGCATACAAAAAAGAAGAGAAGAGGTTAAAAAGATATTTGATGAATGTGATTTGTCAAATGGAGATAACGAAGACTTTGACATGGAAAATGATAATGTCGTTGATACTGGCGAAGAGTGGGAAGTATTTAGCATCGTCAAAATTGAAAATGTAGAGGAGTGATTGATATGAAATATTATGAAACAAAAATCGGAAAAATTATTGAACATGAATTTGACGCAAGAGTAGAGAGTGTCGTATTTATCTATATCATGGACAAGGGAATTGAACGTATTAAACGGATTACAGATGAAGATATTGCCGGTATTGAAGGAGACGGATTATGTACCGCAGCATTCAATCAGAATCTTGTAAGATGCGCAAGACGTATTTGTACCGAATGTGAATGGATAGAAATTATTGAGTATATCAGACTATTCCTTTTTTGTGCACCTACTGTTCATGAAGTCTCGCTGTATAGAGAAGATTTTTCAATGGATAGTTTTACAGAGTTATTGTGGAATCTTGATCTCGATGATGAAGAAGTTGGAAATGAAATTCGGTTATATGCAATAGTAAATAAAGAATGTCTGAAGGATGGTGAATGAGTATGAGATTTATTTCACATTACGAAGAGTATCCGATTTATGAGCCAGCTGAAGGCGGTTACTATTATGCCGGTAATCAATTGGTAGCATCTGAACGGAAATCAAAACGGCAGTGCAGAAGGAATTTTGAAAAGATTTGGCAGGATTGTTTGAAAGAGAATGAGCAGAACGGATTTATAGGAAACGATTACGATGAATGGGATAAAATTATAGATAGATTACATGTTTATCCATGGGTAAGAGCAAACGCAAATTATATTTACCGCAAAGGCGATCTTATTGGAGATGGAGAAAGCTATACGATTGAACGTAGACAAGGAAGCCAGGAAAAAGGATGGGAACCATATTGTTAAAGGAGAGTGAGATATGTGTGTAAGAAACCAAAGATGATTAGAGATTTTGAACCATTATTAAAGTCTAATGGCTACCACTTATCACGGATAAATGGTAGTCATTTTATTTATAGCAACGGAGATGCGACAATTGCTGTGAATAAAGACTTAAACAAAATGGTTCGTAGAAGGTTGATTAAAGAGAATAATTTAAAGTAAAGGAACTTTAAGAAAGATTGGAGGATGATTGATATGTTGCAGCAGAATTGGTTCGCAGATCCTAAATTTGAAATGTTTGAAGATTATGGAGATGCACAAAGCTTTTATGATACTGAAACGAAAAATATTTATGTTGTATTGGCAGAATACGGACAAAAGGGAAGTAATACAATTCAGGAAATCACACCAGATTCGGAAGAATATATTTCTAATTATGAAAAGTATAAGGAATATATGGAAAACAAATATAAAGATTTTATGAGTGTTGTACGTGAAATGTGTGCAAGGAAGTCTACGGATTGTCGTTCTCTTAATATGACAGATCTGGCACGGAGACTAATGGATATGGTTGACATTCCACAGAATGCAGAGATTTTTGAAATTCCGCTTAATTGGCACATTCAAGTTGGAATTACATTTACGGTTCCAAAGTATCCTGTAGCTTTTGGTTTATATGCAGGATATTGGAACAATGGAAACGAAAGTATGCAATTAGTAATTGTTGGCACAATTCGTAACGATGACGATGGTATATCCATTGATTATTGGAAAGAGGAAATGAGTTTGCCATTGGATTATTTTAAAAATATAACAAAATAGCAATTTCATTTTAAGATTGGAGTGATTATATATGAATAAAGAATTTAAAAAATATGATCAAAAAGCACATAGAATAGCCTATATAGGAATTGAAACTTTAAATAAAATTCTTCATGAGGCAAATGCAAAAATAGTTTTTATAACAAGGGATGTTGAACTGTCAAATTGTTATCAAGCATATCTTGAAAATATTAAGGAAGAAATCATACCTCCCATAATAATCTTTGTTTTTCTCTTGTTAACTCGCTTTTTCTCACATTTTCATTTCTTCATAGAGATTTTTTCTAAGTCTATGTCATTCCCCTTGGCCATGAATCATGGATATTCGGATGTTTAGGGTACACAAAACAAGACGTCGTCTTATTCTGTTATGATCGGCCTTTCTTCCCCCAATTCCTTACGGCAGCCTAACCTCCCATGTCATACAGGATCTCCTTTACTTCAGGGTCCTTAATTCCTTCGTTCTGCTTATCCATAAAGGGGCGTCATGATGCTCCATTGCTGAGTCTCTGCTCTGATGGTAAGAAATCTGACTTGGCTCTCTATGTTTATGAATTTCTTCTGTTCCTTTCAGCACCTTGCGGCAGACGTCTCCTGAATCTCACAGTCGATCTTCTTATGCTGCCTGCGGCTGCCTGTGAATGTCAGAAAGCATCTTCTGCGCATCATAGGTCACTCCATTTGCCAGGATGGCATAAAAGACTCTTATCAGCTTACAGCTGATCGCAATCACGGATTGTTTCTTCTTGAGCGGATTGTTCGCTCTTGTCGTGTAATACTCATGCAATGACTTAAACTCCGGATTCTTCGCTATCAACGGAATCGCTGCATTGAACAGTACTGCCCGCAGCTTACTCCGACCTCTTTTGCTTATGGTCGTCTGTCCTTTGTGCTTT